GTGGACTATCTAAACTTGAAACCATTGTTGCCTGAAATGCCTTATCTAAGACTATTCGACCACCTTCATTTATGACTGTTATTTCTCCTGATGAATCACCAAATCTATCAGGAAGTAGAACTATCAAACTCCTTCCGAGTTCGTCAATGGTTGTTGTAAAATCTGTACCACGGATTGCTATTTGTGCCGTAGGTGTTCGTATGTCTATGTTAGACTTTTTAATTTTTTGACCATTTCCAGAAGCAAATCGTGCCGTGCCTTGCATCATTCTTAAAGACATCTTCGATAAACTTGGATTTGGGTCGTAGTATACTTCGTCTATGTATACTTGTGTGTGTTCTGTAAGTGCAAGTTCCTCATCATCAAGGAACTCAATAAGCATTCTGCCGTTGCCTGTTATTGCCTCATCATAGAGAACAATTCCTGTGCCAACATCATTACCTATTTCAGAATTGTTTCTAAGAACAGAACCAATTCCTGTGGATTCTACAATATCTCCAATGGAGTCTGCGTGAACAGACCCCATGAAGAGTAAACTACTAAGAATCAGTAGCTGTGTCTTTCTGATTGATTTGTATAACTGAATTATCACTTGTGATGTCCAATGTTATCTCACCTTTACAAGTAGAAATACCTGTTGGGCATGTTCCACTTAACTGATTGATGTCTACATCTGCAGAATCACCATTCAATTCAAAAGTGATATTGTGATAGGCACCATCTTTCTGTAATGTGTTGATGTTATTTGAACCACCTGTGATGTCAAAGTTCCATGTGACATCATCTGATTCTACATCTACATCAAATACATTTGAGTTTCCTATTACAATTAAATCAAAGTCTAACCTCTCTGCTTGAGCAACTGAACCTTGGTCAAAGTCCATAGTATTAGAATCACCAGTTATATCTACCAACATATTGGAAGAATCTGATGAACCTGATGAACCAATTAACCAATCAAACACATTACTATCACCGTTGAATTCTAGTGTGTATGATGATGAATCGGCAGTCAATGTTCCATAAAGTAAGTTCTCGTTACCTAGCTGGTCGATGTTAAAAACCAACGAAGTACCTGTGATAGGCATGGCAGCTGAACTACTTGAAAAGTCATTCAGTCCCATTTTGTTACCATAACCGATTTGGTCGACATATAATCGTAATGTATCACCAACTTGTGTTATGTTAATTTCGTTGTCATCGTCTGCAGCTGCAAACAGAAAAGGTACAGTCAAAAATAAACTTAGCGCTAATGTTATTTTTTTCATTTTTCTTTTCCTTCTATTTCCCAAAAACCTCTATCGTGTCCTTGGTTTATTAATTCGAACACTGCCGCTTCAACTGCAGACCGTGTCGCGTATGTCACACTCTCATTATTTCCCACTCCGTCCTCGAATTCGATGAGTTGTGTTCCTTGTTCTATAAATCGGAATACATCACCTCCTCCACCATAAGAAAGGATAGTCTTTCTTGTTTGGACATTCAATAATACTTCACCAGTTAGAACTGATACTGCTCGTAATGAAACAGTCACAGCATCCTTTCTATACATCCTACTAACACCAACTCCAAGAGTTCTGGCACCTCGGCCACCACTCTCTAAATTGGTATCATACCCAATAATTCCACCCTCGATAATCATTCCTGCAAATAAAAGTGGTGCAACACCTGGAGAATCTTCTCCTTTTTTCTTTGCAATATCATCTCTGGCAGACCTAATAATTTGTCTCTCTCTAACAAGGTGGTCTAAACCTTGTCTTTCAACCACTCTAAACCATGTGTCTCCACCAGCAGTCTTTAATGCATCAATTAATAACTCAGTTCCACCTTGTGAGACTGCAGTTGAAAATGATGCAAGGTTATCAACTGCCTTTCTTTGTCCTGTTTTGTCTGAAAAATTATAGACTGCAACTACTGGTTTATTTTTTGCAGGTGGTAATTTAAGTAGTTCTATATAACTTGGAAGTTTAACTGCTTCTGGTTCATCAACACAAATGAAAGGCATTGCTCTCTCAAAAGTTCTACCCATTGCTCTGGCATAGTTAACCAAATCATGGTCGTATTCATCACCCCATGTTTCTGGATTACACTCTTGTGGTTCGTTTGAAAATCTAGGAACCGATGCGCAAGAGGTAAGTATTATTGCTAAACTAACCGCCGTCAGTAGTCGAACCGTCACCTGTATCACTCCCGAAGTTACCACTTCCAATTGGTATCTCTAAAATTGTTTCTGTTCCGTCACTATCAATTATTGTCATTCTAATAAATTCTGTTCCATCTAAATTTGTTATAACTTCATATGTGACTGTTGAACCTTCTAATACGAATGAACCGAATCTAACTGGATTATCGTTGTTGAACATATTTTCAACCAACTGTTTTGCCATTTGGGCATAGATTCTCGATTCTAAATTTCTAATAAATTTTGCTAAGGTTGTATTATTCTCTTCTCTCTCGGCTGCTTTTCTTGCCGCTTCTAGTGCCTCTTCAATTGCCTTTTTTCTGGAGAACTCTTGGTTTTCCACGGTCAAATAATGAGATGCAGTTCCTACTCCTGAGAAACTAGGATTTTTAAACTTGTGTACTATCTCTGTTGCAGATAGTGAAAATGATAATAGAAGTGCGATGAAACACATAGGTAAAATTATTTTCATTTTTCCTTACTCCTTTTCTTTTCGTTTTCTTTGTATTCTAAGACTACATCAACCTTTTGTTGAAGTCTTATAAGGTCTTGGTCTAACATACGCACTTGGTCAATTAATCTAATCAATGCCATATGTTGTTTTTCGATTTCAGGTTCTAGTTCGTTACCTACAAACCACCAGATGTAGTATATAAAATAACCTAGACCAACCATCATTACGATTGGGAATCCGTATTCGGATATTAATTGAGCAACTTCGGACATTAATCCCTCCGTGCGTCAATCTTATCGTCTTCTATAAAGTTCTCTGCTCTGGCAATTCTCTCTATATCGGGTCTTAGTTCTAACGCTGAACTTACTAACATGTCTATCTTAATCATTTCGTTAGACATTGTTCTTGCACGATTTTCTAGTGACTTACAGAACATGGTTAGTGTTTTTATATCGTCTACAACACCTTCTAGTATCTGTTTTATAACAGTGAATATAAAGAAACCCATTACTAGACTACCAGCAATAGGGGCACCAACTTCACTTATTAATCCAAAGATATCTTCCATGCCATTATTTATACTTTTTGATTTCTCTTGGCGAAAAAAAAGGGCACTTTTCAGTACCCTTTAGTGACTTAGAAGTCTATTTTATTTCATTTGAGAATGAATAGATTTTATCACTTCTGCTTTTGAACCCGAAACTTTTACCTTTAGGTTTTCCTTATCTGCAAGTTGAATCAACTGAACTTTAGTTAGTTTCTTTAACTCCGATTGTGAAGGAACTTTCTTTGCAGGTTTCTTTGCAACTGGTTTTACAGGTGTATCATTTGTAGACTTAGCTAAAAAATGATATGCTAGTAAAAGACCCACGATGCCTAGTATTACATATTCCATAATTATACCTCTTGTTTATGTATACTTATTTATCCAACAAAGGATTCTTATCCTTGGCCTTGCCTACTGCTAGTGCAAGAACTTCCAGATACTTGTATACTTTTGCCCAAAGTTTATCGTCTGCTGGTGTTGGTGTCAAAGCGACAATAACACTACAGATAGAGATAACCACTGGTATTACCATTAATATATTCCAAATTCCCATAATAAAGTTTGCGATTGCTGTTAGCATAATCCGCCTCCTTATTTGATTTAATCAGGTTTATTTAGGTTTTATTACTACCGATTGAGTATTTTGTTGTTAATTTCCATTGCACTTTCTCTTTGAAAGGTATGATTTTAACTTGTGAAAGTGGTGCAGTTGGTTCTTTTATCTTATCATTGTCTATAACTTTGATAAGACTCCACTGTTGTAATAGATTACAGATAGTATTTCTTCTGCCGATATCATTTTCATCTATGTTGGTTGATTTACCGTCAAGAGCAAACAGTTCTTTGAAATGTACAATGTAATACTTGCCTCTCTTATGTAAGATATGACATGATTGAAAAAGTTCTTGGTCTCTGCGAGATGCAACACCAATTCTGGAAAGTGTTTCTCGGATTTTGAGAAAATCGTCCTCTTTCTCAAAGGAGATTTCTACTAATTTTTCTACTAAAGGGTCTATTTCATTCATTATTTTTACCACCAAGTCGCATTCTATTCTTCAACTCACGATACTGTTTATCAGATAAGAGGGATGCATAATCTTTTGCTTCTCTCGTTGATATCTTATAATACTGTTTAATTACATCGAGTTTCTTAGAGACATATGGTTTACTCCATTTGGAGAACCTTTGTCTTCTTCTTAGGGTATTTAGAAAAAATACATATTGAAGACGACCCTCAGTCGAATGCCTGATGTTCATTTCGTTTGTCAAGAAGATGCAATCTTCATGGTAAGATAATGATTTATTTATTAGGAACGGTTGATATGATTTCTCTTCGATATCATCAACCATGATATCTTTTTTGTCGTAAGAGACCGACTTGACAAAATCAAATGGATTGCGTTTTGCCATTGTTTAAGTGTTCTTTATATAGGAATCTATTAAGTCTTGGCCAGTCAATTGTACACCCATGATAATAACTTGGTCATTATCTAAAGTTCTTCTGACTGAACCATCATTGAATTCGACATCAACAACATTTCTAGTTCCTTCTGCAGTGTCTTCTGGTCTATCATCGTACCAAATACTATCTAAGGAGTGTGCATGAATTTGTCTAACGCCTTTAGCCCATATTTCTGCTTCTATTTTATGTCGTTGTTCTTCAACTCTCTCATCATATTGTGTCATTTATTTCTCCCTTTTAAAAACTGTTTATCTGCATTTCGTTGTAATGATTTTTCTACTTGATTGTCTAACCATCTAAAAAACCATTGTCTTAACTTTCCCATTATGCCTCTTTGTTTGGATTCCACATTACTAAGTTCTTAGTTCTTAGTCTGTTTGCAACAATAGTATATCTGTTTTGTTCTTCTTTCCATTCTTTTAACCATTTGTGTCCGTCTCTCTCTGCATCTATAAAGATTGCATTAGTGAATGCCATTGGTAATAGTATTGCAACATGAATGATTATACTTATTAAAGTATTGTAGTTAAACATACCTAGATAGTTTGCAGCTAGAAATCCAAAGAACACCGACCATATAGTAAACAACACTAACATAAAGTAAGTTTGTAAACTTGGGTCAGGTATATACTTTAATGGATTGTATCTGACATCCATAACTCTTCTCCACCCATTCACAAGACTCATTACAGTTCTTCTGAATAGACTAGGTTTTTTCATCATTGGTTCTATTTTACTCATTTTATTCTCCTATGTGATTTCTCACAAACTCTTTTACTACATGGAACCCAACTGACGCCCATGTAATTACTATTAAACTCCATATTAATAGTTCAATCACTTAAACTTACACTCTGACATAATCTCGGTGAGACATGCAACAAAGTTTATCTCTGAATCCATTGAGAATGCAGATTTGTATTGATAGTCTGCAATGATTAAAACACATGCAGGTATGGAACTAGGTTCTAATTTAGATTCAAGTGCATTGAAAACTTTTCTGTAAAGTGTATTGAAATCATTATCAGAATTCTGACCGACCCATTTTCTCATGTCTGACCATTTCTTATCTTTAAGCATGTTGATTAGTGGTGTAAGTTTCTCTTCTGATAATGTGGATAATAATCCACTATCGATAATACCACTTGCACCATATCTCTGAATTTCATTTAGACATCTTCTGAAGTCTGGAAAGAATTTCATAATAAGTTCTGCAAGGACTTTATTGTCTGCTTCAATACCTTCTGCATCACAAATCTCGTTGCATCTTTTCATCATTTGTTGTGCAAGGACTGGTTTGTCTGAAGGTTTGATTAAGAAATCAATTACTGTTGTTCGTGAATGTAAAGGTGGAATAATCCTGTTCTTGTAATTACAAGTAAAGATAAATCTGCAATTAGATGAGAACTCTTCTATAAAGTTTCTCAATGCAGGTTGCACTGAATCAGCAGATATGTAATCTGCCTCATCTAGTATCACAACTTTAGGTCCACCTGAAAGTGATACTGTTGATGCAAAGTTTTTGATTTTAGTCCTGAGTGTATCAATCAATCTGCCTTCGTCTGAACCGTTTATAACAATGAAGTCTGCACCAAGTTCATTACATAATGCCTTTGCAATGGTTGTTTTACCACAACCTGCAGAACCACATAACATAAGATTTGGTATTTGTTCTTGTTTAACAAACTCTCTGAAAGTAGATTTGATTGATTCAGGAAGAATCGTGTCCTCAATATTTTGAGGACGATATTTTTCTACAAATAAAAATTCTTGATTCATAATTAGATGTTAAAACCCCTCCGAATTAACCGTTGTAAGAACTCCTAGCTGATGAGACATCTTACATCCCGAGTATAGAGCTGAGACTAATTTAACCCTATTCACACTATTATATATATGTCTATTGACCATATTTTGAATCAGGTTCAAGTGCAATAAAGTATTCTAACTCTATATCTTTGTTATTGAAATGAGAAATACCTTTAGAAGATACTGAAACTGCATAGTTTCCTTCTAATACTTTCAGATTATCAATCTTGAAATTGAAAGTAAAGGGTGTTCCGTCACCTGTGCCTACAGTTCTACTGAATGAATTAGATGTTGTATTCTTTTTATCAGTCACTAACAATGTCATTGTAGTTCCGTCTGATTTAAGAATCAAATCATTCACTCCTAGAACACTAGCAGCTTTGTTTAAATCATTTAGAAGTGACGATGAAACATCAAAAGATACTTCTGCATCTGGCATTGTTATCATCTTTTCTGGTGTTGTTACCATTCCTTCACTTGCGTAGAAGTATGCCAATGCAGAATTTGTATCTGAGATTGTCACACTTGCATCACCGAATTGAAAGTCTGCATCTTCTAATAGAGAAGTCGCACCTAAGAATTCAGGTAGATTATAGATTGAGAAATCCTGTGGGAATTCTTCTTCTATTGTTGCAACTGCCAGAATGTTTTTCATATTTGAAATTGTCTGCAGTTGTTTTCCACTGGTAACTTTAATACCAGAATTTATTGTTGAGAAATTCTTTAGAACATCCCTCGTATCATTACTTATTTTCATCACTTGTTAGCCTCCTTATTTGCTTTGTCGTGAACATGTAGCATGAACAAAGCATAATGTAAAACCTTCAACAGGTCTGCTCTATTCTTCCCACCTTTTTTACCATATCGTTGTGCATATTTCATTATGTTTCCGATACAGAACCCCTCACCATGTCCAGAATCTATAATAAACTCTGTAGATTGGTATTTGTTAAGAGAGTAATGTTGGTCATAAGTCTTATCGATATAAGAGGCAAGTTCCTTTAGAGAACTGTCCTCGTTATATTTGTAGTCGATTGTAGTCTTTTTACCAAACATATTAATCATTATACTCTGAAGTCTCTGATTCGTCAATGGGGTTTTCCTCAGTTAGAGAAACACCCTCATCAATTTTGGTGTAGAGGTCAAGAATAGACATTCTAGTCTCTTCATCGAACCTTGAAATACACATTTCAATAGACTTCATTCTATCACCAAACATTCTGAATGCATTGACAATGTGAACAAGTCTTCTTGTTGTGATAACATCATCGATAGCACCCTCGTAGAAAGTTTTTCTG